CCGTTGCACCATGCGGAGCGACAGCGGTTGCAGCATTCCTTCCACTACATCTTTCAACGTGGAAGCTTCACCGTCTTCATCGTAGAAGTTATCACTGCGGACACTGATTTTATCCAGTGTGGCCCGGACGTTTCCTGCCAGGAAGGTAGTCAGATAATCCTGGTTCAGACCTCCATAATTGATTCGGCTGCGTTGGAGGGCATGCAGCAAAATACCTTCCAAGGTCTGCATCCCGGACAGATTATACTTCAGCCTGTCCAGTATGCCGAAGTCGCTGAAGGTCAGTGCCACCTCATATTCTTTTCCGTAAGCGTATGGTTCCTCGTAGAACTCCGGGTCCAGCGTACCGCTCCAATAGAGCAGCCCGTTCCGCAGCACATCCAGGCGGATACTGCCGGGGGCGATGGTATATAAATCCTCGTAGGTGCGGTCGCCGGGACTGGTTACGGTCAGTGTGGCGGTACTGCCGCATATCACTTCGTGCTTGTCCGTATGCTTCCACTCTATCACCAACGGTTCGTCGGCCGGGAAGTTGAGGACGCCGACGGCAGGATATGCCCCGTCTGCTTCCTGACTGATGCCCACCTCCCACACCACATTTTTGCGGCTGAGGTATTTGCCTGAATATCGTAGGTATTGTGCCATTTTAATCGCTGTTTAAATATCGTTTGAATAAGGTTTGAATCAGCTTCTCCTGCTCAGGTTTGTTTCCCGTTCCAGTATTCCCGTCAGTGCACGCCCGTCTATGCGGAACCTTACGTCGCCGGACATGCCTCCCGGTCCTGCCGGTTGTATCAGTTGCCTGAGCCGGTTGAGCGGAGCCACTACTTCCGGGTTATTACTTGCTCCGGCATACTCACCGAAGAGTCCCAAGGTAGGGCCGTAGGCGATGCCTCCGTTGGCAAACTTGGGCAGACTGGTCAATGCAGCCAGCACACTTGCCACGGCTGCAACAGCCATTATCGGGCCTACAAACGGAATACTTGCCACGGACGATGCCGCACCGGTAGCAGCTGCGGCTGTGTTGGCCGTAGACAGTGCCGCCAGTTGTGGCAATGCCTGCGCGATGGCGTTCAGCAGGTTACCGGCCCAGTCCATCCAGGCACCGGCTTGTCCGCCGATCACCTCTCCAAGCGAACCCATCGCATTGCCCATTGCTCCCATCGAGCCGATGGCCTCGGCATTCTTTTCCCTTGCCTTGTCTACGGCAGCATTCCAGGCATCCATGCCTTCCAGAGGTTTCTCCAGGTCCAACTTAGGTGCCTCCAACTTCAAGTCTCTCAAACCGCCTTCTTTCTGCGTAAGACTGGTGGAGGATTGCATGCTTCTCTTAATCGGGGCATCCGATATTACTCCCTCTTCCGTAGGTTTCAGCGTGTAGCGTGCCTCAAAGTCGGCATGTTTCAGGCGATACCTGATATTCTCTATCAAGTCTTCCAGCGCCACTATATCAGGCGTAAACGTCAGTTGCTCTTCTATCGGGGCTTTCTTCTGGCGTTCCTTCAATTCATTCAGTTTCTTCTCCAGTGCTTCCAGGCTTCCGGGAGCAACGGGGATATCGGCCTTGGCAGTTCCTTTTCCGCTTCCATTCCCACCTCCGAGCCCCGTCATCTTGCCCAGTGCATCTTTGCGGGCTTTGAGCTCCTTGTTATAAGCGGAGAGGCGGTTTATCTCCGCTGTTTCTGTGGGAGCAAGGCTTTTCAGTTTGCTTTCAGTGGATTCAATTTCTTTGCCCAGTTCGTCGTAACTCATGGTGGCTACGTCTGTTTTCCGGGAGGTGTTTTGCAGCGCAGACATGCCTTCGGTCATTTTCTGCATGCATTCTTCGAAACTTTTGCCCAGGTTGTGGTTCTCTATCACCAGGCGAATTTCCTGGCGGCGAAGTTCCATGTATTCGTCTGTGTTCACCTGGCGCTTTTCCCACTTCATAGTCTTGTTACCGGCAGCGTCCAGACCGGAAGTCAACACCCGTTTGGTAGTAGTGTCTCCTCCGCTATCTATCAGCGCCTGCTTCTGCTTGCGCACCGCCTCCAGCTGCATTTCCTTCTCCGCCTTCTGCGATGCCAGCACTTTGGCCTGAGCCTCGTAGCCTATCGCCTTGCAATAGTCCGCACTCTTGCGGATCAATACGTCGTACCACTCGGCGGCACTCTTATGGTAGCCCAGCGCATCACCGTATTTTTGATTCAGTTCCTGCACCTTGCCCGATTCGTCGCCATGCCCTTTGATCAGTTTGGCCAGGGAGGATATCTCCATGTCTATCTCGCCCTTCAGTTGGGAAACAGAACTCTTGTAGGCATCCGCACTGTCTTTCAGTAAGTCTTGCTTTTCGGCTGTTTCTTTGGTCGTACTGTTATATGAAGAAAACAAGGAAATCAGTCCTTGTACCGCCAGATATATTCCGCCGGTTATAGTTGCATAGAGTGCGATGGTA